ACCAGTAGCACCTTTAGCACCTTGAGGACTTGAACCTTGAGCACCTTGGTCACCTTTAGTACCAGTAGCACCTTTAGCACCTTGAGGACTTGAACCTTGAGCACCTTGGTCACCTTTAGTACCTGTTGAACCTTGAGCACCTTGAGGACTTGAACCTTGAGCACCTTGGTCACCTTTAGCACCTGTAGCACCTTTTGAACCTTGAGGACTTGAACCTTGAGCACCTTGGTCACCTTTTGTTCCTGTAGCACCTTTAGCACCTTGAGGACTTGCCCCTTGAGCACCTGTTGAACCTTGAGCACCTGTATCACCTTTAGCACCTTGAGGACTTGCCCCTTGTGCTCCTTGGTCACCTTTAGCTCCAGCAGCTCCAGTAGCTCCTTGAGGACTTGAACCTTGAGCACCTTGAGGACCTGTTGCCCCAGTAGCTCCCTTAGCACCTTGAGGTGAAGAACCTTGAGCACCTTGAGGACCTGTTGCCCCAGTAGCTCCCTTAGCACCTTGAGGTGAAGAACCTTGAGCACCTTGTGGGCCTGTAGCCCCAGTAGCACCTTTAGGGCCGGTTGGACTTGCCCCTTGTGCACCTTGTGGGCCTGTAGCCCCAGTAGCACCTTTAGGGCCGGTTGGACTTGCCCCTTGAGCACCTTGTGGGCCTGTAGCCCCAGTAGCACCTTTAGGGCCGGTTGGACTTGCCCCTTGAGCACCTTGGTCACCTTTAGCACCTGTAGCACCTTTAGGGCCGGTTGGACTTGAACCTTGAGCACCTTGGTCACCTTTAGCACCTGTAGCACCTTTAGGGCCGGTTGGACTTGCTCCTTGAGCACCTTGGTCACCTTTAGCACCTGTAGCACCTTTAGCACCTTGAGGACTTGCCCCTTGAGCACCTTGGTCACCTTTAGCACCTGTAGCACCTTTTGAACCTTGAGGTGAAGAACCTTGAGCACCTTGTGGGCCTTGAGCTCCAGTAGCACCTTGAGCACCTTGTGGACTTGAACCAGCTGAACCTTGAGCACCTTGTGGGCCTTGATTACTTGCTCCTTGAGCACCTGTTGAACCAGCACCACCGCCTGCTCCTTGAGCACCTTGTGGGCCTGCTCCACCTTGTTGACCTGTCGGCCCTTGAGAGCCTAATTGGCCTTTTTGACCTTTTTGACCTTTAGCACCTTGTGGGCCTGTGTTATGTACTAATAAATTTCCTACGAAATAATTGTGGTCTGGTTCTACTGTAATACTTACAACTTCAATGTCTTCTTCTACTAACTCTATTGATGTTATAGATAAATCATTGTAAAATAGGTTATTACCACATTTACAATCAGAACATCCACATGATTCGTTATTAATTGGTGAAACCCATTCACCATTTTTGTATATTTTTATATCAACGGAAGTTTTTAAGGTACTTCCATCTGATAATTTAAATTTGAGATATTGGTGTAACGTACCAGTAGCTATTTGGGTAACTCTGTTATCTCTATTAACACCATTAGCTAAGTCACGACCTTGTACTAAGTCTCCAATTTGGATAGTTTCTAACTTTACGGAACTTCCATTGATATTAACTAAGGTATCTTTATGTAAACTGTGTATTAAATTGTAATTCATGTTTTACCTCAATTATGTTGTTATCATATAAGTAATTGTTAGACCAAAACCTCTTGACCTAAGAGCGGCTTCTCTATCTATAAAAATGTTTATGTAATCTCCAGCTGCAAAAGAATGATTCGTACCGAAGTTGAAATCTGTTACAGTTCCGGCAGTTGCACTTACTGTTGCAGATACGTCTGATGATAATTGTGACCCATTTTTTCGTATTCCCAACGTAACTGACCCTGCAGTTGCTCCTTGGTGTGGATGTAAACGTATATCTTTTACATATCCAGCAAATGGTACTACAAATCTCCAATAACCTGTGGTTACTTTCCTATCAATGATGTTAACATTAGAAAATGGAACAAATCCTTCTATTTCATCATTTTTTAGTACTTCAGCATTTGTATTTTGAATAAATGGTACTTTTCCTCGAATTGTATTACTTCCAGCGGAAATACTACCCACATTCGAAAGATTGTTATCATCAAAGTCTACTCCACCAGTAAACAATGCAGCAGACGCTGTAATTTGATTTAAACTAGCATTAGAGCCGCTAGTGACTATTTTTTTCCAATTTGGCATATCCTTAATCCTTTTTGCGGTTGGTAACTCTTCTTGAGCCCACTTCCCTTAACGGGCCAACAACCAGATTTAACTTTGTTTGTATATAAGTATTGGAATAAATAAAGAAAATGTAACTATTCTTTTAGAATTATATCACCTTTAGATGGTTTATCTTTTGGATTAAGTGCGAAATCCATTTCCATCTCTATCTTTTTTTGTAATTTTACCATTAATGGAGCCTCTTGTCCTGTAATTGGTAACTTTTGAAGTGCTATTTGGATTATTTTAAAATCTGCAGCAGTTAATCCTTCGTATTGTTCCATAACTAATTACTTTTGTTTAATTTATTATTATCTTCTTGTTGTTTTGATAATTGCGAATGTAACTTATGTGCTAATTTATACATTACTTCTAAATCTTTGCCTGAAAATGTTCCGTTTGATATTAAAAACAATAATACCTCAAGCTCTTGATTAGAGAACTTGAGGTTATTGCTACTATTGGGTTTAATTCCAGCTTTTTTATGTAAACTCATAACTTTTTAATTAATTTTTAAACGTAAATATATATTTCGTTTGATTCTATTCTGATGTTACCAGGATGGTCAGCTAAAGCAGTTGCAGCGTTTGCAGCACTTCCTTCAAATACACCACTTAAGTAGTATCCACTTGTTCCAGCAGCGAAATCAGCAGTTGAATTAGCAGCTGTATCTGTTACTTTCACAGCAAGACGACCATCATTACTATTATATGTGTTATCTAATATAAGAGCGTGACCTGCTTGAGCAGTTCCATTAGAACCACCAAAGATAATACCACTATCACCTGACGTTGAACCTGAATTCAATAAAATGAATGCATCTTCTACGTTTAAGTTAGCAGTTTGTACTTCAGTTTTTGTTCCTTGAACAGTTAAATCACCACTTAACACTAAACTAGCACCATTAGCAACTCCAGTAAATGTAGGAGCAGTAAACATTGTTGCTTTACTCTCGTTTGTTACATTTCCTAAAGATACGTCTGAAGCAGCAAGTCCTAAGAATGTTTTAACATTAGCAGCTGAACCTGAGACAACATTAGCATCATCCATCACAGTAACTACTGCTGCGTCAGTATAACCAACTTTATTTGTGTTAGTAGTAATTGCTGAAGCCTGCCCACCACTTATAGTTGTAGTATCACCCGCAAGTGCAGTAGTACTACTCGTACCTAATTGTAAAGTTGTTACTGAACCACCTAATGAGATAGCTGAACCATCTATTGATATAGAAGAGTTTGCTAATTTTCCATTTGCAATTGAACCAGCCAACATACCATTTGTAATACCACTAGCTTTTACTTTTAATTGACCAGAACCAGATATTTCAATAGATGAATCATCTACATTCGCGTCTAAGTTCTCACCATTTGCTACAATACCATTTCCAGCTACATCTGAAGCGTCAAAATCAAATGTTATTGTTGAATCACTTGCATTGTTCAATGTAAATGAACCACCAGTTTTTAAACCATCACCAGCAGCTAATGTTATTGTTGAATTTTCAACACCAGCTAAAGAAGATACTTGAGCAGATGATGAAATGATACCAGCACCCAATGCAGCGATACCTGCGGCATCTGTTACATCAGCACTTGCTTCAATATTATCTAATTTAGTTTTTAAAGTATTTGTAAAATTGTTTTGTGTTAAACCACCATCACCTACACCAATTTGTGCTGAAGATGAAATGATACCATTTAAGATATCTGCTGAACCATTGAATGCTACTCCACCAATTGTTCTTGAAGTTTCAAGTAGTGTTGCTGTTGCAGCATTACCACTTGTGTCTTGATTACCAGATGCATTTACGCCTGGTAAATTGATAGCGGAACTACCATCAAATGATACTCCACCAATGTTTACTGCACTTGCCAAGGCTGTCGCTGTACTTGCATTACCAGTTACATTACCAGTTACTCCACCAATTAAGTTTCCTTTAAAACCTACTGATGCTGATACTTCTGCTAAACTTGCTACCGACCCCGAGACAATGACTTTTTTCCATGTTGCCATTTTGTTTTCCCTTTTTGTTTGTTATTTAAACGTTTACATTAAAAATTGATACCAGAATCACTTTCCGTATCAGTTGTAACTACTTGTAATATCTTTATATAAGTATGTATTTAATTTTAATTACCTATTAATCTGTTCCTAAATAATAGCAAGATGCTGAATATATTATTCCACCTTCTATTGGAGTAGGTGTACTATCAAATTTCTTAATACTAAATACCCCATTTACGTTTAATGACCCAGTAATTTCTAAATTATTTGTTGTACTTTTTACCGACCCAGTTGTAGCGAATATACCACTTCCACCACCACCACTTAGTGCTGATAAGTCTACTACGTTACCATTTGATAATGTTAGATTACTATTACCTGAATTGAATGATAAAGTTTGTAAGAAAGAAGCCGTTTGACTATTTGATATAGCAGACCCAGTAAATGTATTCAATGCAGTTAAGCTTGTTTGAGCTGAACCTGTAAATGTATTTAGAGGTGTGGCATTAAATGAACCACCACCACCACTAATACCTAAATTAGTTGTGTGAAATGATGAAGAGTCATCCGTACCATCATACCCTACCGTTTCGAAAGCAACAAACTTGCGAGTTAAATAGAGTTGGTCTGAGTTTTCAACATATATGATTTGACCATCAATTAATCTTGAGTTATCAAGACTTGTCATGTTAGAAGAAGAGGCTACAGTAATCCACCCACCTTGTACATATTGTACGGATGTAAATGCCCCTGAAGTGCCACTTCTTACATAAATATCGCCTGCCGTAGTTGCCATTTATTTTTCCCTTTTGTTTATGGTGCCGATGCTGAATCAGGCATTATATAATATCTTGAATTATTTGTATTTTCACCCTCTGCAAATATCATACCCCATCTATTGTATCCTTGATGTGCGTTTTCTAAATCAAAGTAGTAAACACCAGTTCCAATTGTACCAGGTATTGATGCGTCTTTTGCATATACATAGTATTCTTTTGGAGTACCTGTTGAATCAGGTGGAACACCATCATACATACTTACAGGTTTACCAAGTTGATTAGACGCTGAAGCGAATAAAATTATTAATCTCTGAGACCCACCACTTGAAAAATTAAAATGACCAAATGTTGATGTTCCGGTACCAGCTGAATCTGATAATGTGTTTAGTGACCCTGACTTATGTAATGTCATTGTACCACCAACATATGTTGGATTAAATGTTGTACCAAGTGAACCACTTTGTAAATGTGAAATCACAGAACCACTTGTTATACCAATACCGTCAGCTCCACTATCACCCATAGCAGCGATTGCTGCAGCTTGACTAGCAGCAGAACCACCATTCCAACCATAACCATACACAAGTGCTTTTTGGTCAATAATAGTTATACTTTTATTATAGCTTGTTGATTTACCAAAGTTATCATGTACTGATGCACTATAATTGTAAGTAACACCACTACTGATTATTCCTGTGTTTTGTAGTTGATATGATGATGAGTTTGCATTTTGTGGTACAAGTTTTAAATTACCTGCGTGTGTTCCACCTAATGAAGCCGAGAATGGTGTGTCCGATTCTGTATCTGTTATAGTAATTGTTGTAAGGTTTGTTGATGCCGCAACTGATGCGGTCATGTTTGCACCCACTTCACTAAATGTTGCAGTTGGTGCTTGGTTTGCGAATACATTAAGTGTTAAAGTACCTGTTCCAACATTATCATATTGGTCTCTGTATGTTATTGTTGATGTAATTACATCACCACTACCAGTAGATGAGCCATTAAGTGCTACACCCATAGTCAAATTACCACTATTGTCAATACTGACTGATGCGTTTGATGAAGTAAATGATTGAACAGCCGCTGAGTTATATGTTGGAGAATAACTAACCGTTACTTGTGAAGGGTTACCTGCACCAAATCCACTTGCATCTCTAATTGCTTCGTTATTTAATCCCGATTCAATTATGTATGACGTAGTGTCTCCACCTAATGTTCCGTTTCCGGCTTGAGCTATTGTATTTGTATGCTTACCTACCCCAGTACTAAAACCATGACTATCTTTTATAGATGCTGTATATTGGTAGGTTGATGCACTTAAGTTATTTATTGCTTGTACAAAATAAGTATTACCATCTTTAACAGTATTCAATTGACCACTTGGGTCTGTGAATACAAATGAAGGATGATTTAAATTATTACTTTCAGCATCAGTAAATGATATTACACTAAGTGTACTACCAGACCTAGCACCATTTGTATTTAAGTTTTCAGATTGATTATTAAATGAAACAGATGGTGGGTTGTTTTTAACAACATTAATATCTACATCGATAAATTGTTTTGTTGTTTCAAACCCATGTTCTGATGCGGTTACAGCTACACTAATAGTACTACCACTTGCGTATGCAGAGCCACTTAAATTTCCTATTTGTAAAGTAGTACTTGAACCTGTAGCAGTTGATAATGAAACTAAATTACCAGTTACAGTACCTAATGACCATCTTTGACTTACAGCAGATGTCCAAGTTGCAGTATTACCTGTTAGACCATCTGCGTTTACTTTAATATTGTCACCACTCGTAGCCGATTCTATAATATATAAGTTAGTCCAATTATCTGATACAGCACTTGTTGCGTCTGCTGTAATTGGAATTGTGATTTCACCTGTATCTTCTGTTGTGTTAAAAGCATCTTTAACAGTAACTTGATAAACGTATCTATCAGCTATATCAGAGTTTAAGTATATTCCATTTTTTCTTGTTACTACGCCAGCAGAACTACATTGGAATGGATTACTATGTGGGTTGTATAATGATACACCACCTAAAGATGACGTGATATTTGTGTTAACACCATTTTTGAATGCTTTAAGTAATGTAAAGTTTGAAAATACAATCGTATCACCTTCAGAGTCATTAGCGGTAATTGTACCTAAAGATGCACCATCTGCTGAATTTTCATTAATTGAACTTAATGTTTGGTTGTTTACAGTTGGTATTACATTATCAACTACGGACACTCTGAATGGTAGGTAAGCAACTCCTTCACTATCATCACCACTCACATGATGTTCATCACTAGCAGTTAATACGATTTCATATTTAGGAGTTACTTCAAAATCCAATGAAGCCGTTGTTTGGTTTAATTGTACATATGTTCCGTATTTTGTAAATGTAAATCCATTCATGTTTACAGAACCACTTTTAATTGTTATTTCATCACTCTCGTCATCAGTAAAATAAACTCTTACTTTATTATTTCCAGCAGTTGAGTTTTCATTTAGAGAATGAGTAAAGTTAGTGATAATACTTCCACCAACTGAGGTTTGTCTCCACTTAGGAGCTGTATTGGGTGTTACCCTAATGTATATTGTTTTAGAACCAACTCCACCAAATGTGTCTACTGCCTCAACTTGAATTGGATGAGACCCACTGCCTGGTGTAGAATCGGTATTCAATGATGCCGTTGATTTTGTATTTAAAGTAACTGCTCCTGCGGTTGATATTTTAAATTTGTCAGCTGAGTAAGAACTTGCAGTTCTAAATGTAAAAGATTGACCTTCAGCATCCGTTCCAGTAATAGTTCCTATTGTTGAACCACTTACAACAAATTCACCAATTGTAAATCCATTAGTATTAATTGTAGGTACTGTATTAGGGAAAAACACTTTAGAGACAAAATCGGATAATGATGTTGTTGTTCCAAAGTTAGTATTATATATACCACTTGGTAAATCAGTATTCGATACAACTCGGTTACCATCAAATCCTATAAAGGAAGATGTAGCGACTGACATTGAAGCCGTTTGACTATTTGATATAGCAGACCCAGTGAATGTATTTAAAGCCGTTAAACTTGTTTGAGCTGACCCAGTAAATGTATTTAAAGGTACAATGTTAGTAGAACCACCACCAAACCCTAAAGCGGTTATTTGATTTGATGAGGATACGACACCTGATGGTAAATTAGCTTTTACATTAATAGCATCTGTAACATCAGCACTTGCTTCAATTAAATCTAATTTATTATGGTCTGCTGTTGTAAAATCATTAGTGGTTAATCCACCATCACCTACAACTGGTTTATTTGCAATATTGTTAAAGTTTACTTGAGCTGATGAACTAATTGTTCCACCAGGTAAAGTAGATGACCCAAATCCAGCTTGTGATATTGAACGTGATACTTCAGTATCAAAATCTGTTATACTCGAAGTTGTAATTGAACCTACTGATGTTAGGTATGAACTTGAAGCTGCATTTAGAGCATTTATACTTGTTTGAGCTGAACCTGTAAAGTTATTTAAAGGTGTAGCGTTGAATGACCCACCACCACCAAAACCTAAAGCGGTTATTTGTGCTGATGAAGATACTGTACCACTTGGGACTGATGTTAGGTATGAACTTGAAGCTACGTTTAAGGCAGTTATACTTGTTTGAGCTGAACCTGTAAAAGTATTTAGTGCACTAATGTCCGTAGAACCACCACCTTGTCCAAATCCACTACTTGCGGCTGATGCCGAAATGTATGAATCAGTTACTACTGATGTTATCTGAGATGAACCTGAAATCGTTCCACTTGGAACTGATGTTAGATATGAACTTGAAGCTGCATTTAGAGCATTTATACTCGTTTGAGCTGAACCTGTAAAAGTATTTAGTGATGATATGTCTGTATGTGATGAACTTACAAGACCACTTGGTACATTATCTAAATTAGACCAATCAATTGACCCAGTAATTCCACCATTAACTTCAAAAGACCCAGTTACTTGTAAATCTGCACTTACTTTATAGTAACCAGACCCAGTCGTCCATATAGATGAACCACCGGCTCCACCACCACCTAATGATGATAAATCAACAACATTTCCTTCTGATATACTTAATTCTTTAGATGCTTGGTTGAATGTAAGTGTCTGATTGTCACCACTAGCCTCTACTTGAGTTAAACGAGTGGATATTGAACCACTATCTGTTTCTAAAGAAGAAACTCTAGCTTTTATTGAACCACTTTCAGTATTTAATGCAACAATACTACTTGTTATAGCTTCTATACTATCTACTCTACTATCTAATATAGCTTTTTCACTTTCGACTGTTGTAAGTCGAGTGGATACTGACGCAGATGTAGCTAAGTTTGTAACTTGTCTAAAGTTATTGTTAGCTACAATTGAATTTTTTTGAAATGCAGAAATAGTTACAGGTCTATTAGAAATAGAATTGTAATTAATCTGGTTTGATGACGACACAACTCCGTTAGAAGCCGTTATATCGCCATAAAATGACCCACTAAAGGAACCTGAATAGTCAAATGACATCTATAATCTCCAAATATTTAACACTTTTATACATATAAATATGTTTCTTTTTTCCTAATAGTTACTTATTCAAAAGAAAACAGCAATCGTAACACTTCGTCAAGGGATTCGTGTCTATGGTTATCCTTGAGGTTTATTGTATATACATATGTAGATTCTTTTAATTTGTGTACTTCATGTACAGCTGAATCATTTGCAAACTTTAGGTCAATTTGTTGCGGGTCTCCACACAACATCATTGTTGACCCCTTACCTAATCTTCCCAACACCATACTAAGTTGTTGTTTTGTTAAGTTTTGAAATTCGTCTACTATAACTATTGAATTATCAAAAGTTCTTCCTCTAAAATGTGATAAAGATACCAATTCAATATTTTCATCCTTCTCCATCTTTTCCAATATAGCTGGTTTGTTGTAAACCTTTCTCATATTAGAGCGAATTGGAACTAGCCAAGGCTCCATCTTCTCATTAAGTGAGCCAGGAAGAAATCCATTGTCCTCATTTGAGATAGTTGGTCTCGTTATTACAATTTTATTTACATTCCGTTTAAAATAAGAATCTAATGCTACTTGAACTGCTAATAATGTTTTACCACTACCCGCCTTTCCTAAGATAAAATTAAATGGATGTTTTAAAACATTAGATTTTGCGACTTTTTGTTCGTCTGATAATGTTAGTGAAAACTTTATGGCTCCTTTAGGAACTCGCTTTGTTGTATTGTCTGGCATATACTATCCTATTTAGATGTTATTGTGTAACTTTACTTTAGTATAAATATGTTGCGCATAAAAAAAGGGTGACCGAAGTCACCCTTAATTATTGATAATTAAATTTAATGTTTAATCAAATGATTATGACATTATCTCTAATCCATGTACAAGTACCTTACCGTAGAACTCACCTCTTACCATTTGTTTAGCGTAACGTGTCATTACACCTTTTCTTGGCGTGAAGTTTTTCGGGTCATACACAAGTGGAGTCATGATTAATGGAATGTACGGAGCGTAAACTGCACCAGTTTCCAAGAATTGAGAACCTTTGAATCCTAATAGGATTACATTTTCTTTCATGTATGGGTTTTTGTAAACTTGATATCTGTTAGCGAATGAACCTACTTGAGAAACTCCCATAGCAAATTGCATTTCGTTACCTGTACCACTAGCAGCAAATCCTGGAATTGATTCTAAGATAGTTGCAACATCAGGAGAAACTACCATAAAGTTAGCTCCACCTCTCATAGTCTTAGAGTGAATCTGGTTAGAAACTCTCTGTAACTGAGTACCTAAAGTCTGGAACCATTGTTGTTGAGTATATCTTTCAACATTAGCGTTAAGACCTGAAGATGTGAAACCACTTCCGTTCCATGAATATCCGATTCTTGCAGACCAGTATCCAGTTGTTAAAGCATTTTCTAATAACATATCTAAGATTTCTAAATCAATCTCTTGAGAGATGTACTCAGATAACATAGAAGTTAATTCTGCTTCAGCATCTACTGAATGGTAAGCATTTAAATCTTGTGCGAACTCAGGCGTCCATTGTGCTTTTAACTTTCTTGTCTTAGCAACGATTGGTACACTTCTAAGTTCAACGTTTAATTCAGGAATTCCTAAATCTGTAGCGTCAGAATCTGTGTTCTCAAAATCACCTCTTGAAATATCAGTAGGTTGTTTTTGATAGTTAACAACAACTTGGTCAAGTACAGTTGCAGCTGCAGAAGCTTTAACGATAAATTCAACATTGTTTCCAACTAATTTAGTGTATCTTGGGTAGCTATCAGCAATACCAGAACCTGAAATACTGAAAGCTCTTACACCTTCTAAATCAGGGTTAGTCATAGAACCTTTAGCAACAGTTACTTTTCTAAGTAAAGCAAAGTCACCAGCAGCAGCAGCTTCTAATGATGCAGAAAATTCTGAATCATAATCAACAGCAGCCAAATCAACTGAACCAGTTGCGATTTCTGTGTTAGATGCAGCAGCAGCGATTCCTAATGCAACAGTTGAAGCTTCATTGATTGAATAACCAAATCTACCTGCCCCATAAAGACCTTCACTAGCTTTAGCAGCAGTTTCAGTAATACCGAAAACTGAGTCAGTTTGTGAATCTTTTCCAGCACCAGTTTCAAAGTTTGGTTGTGCTGTTCCATACTTAAAGTCTAAATAAAATACTAGACCTGAAGGTAAGTTCATCGGTTGAACCGAAACGAATTCTTTAGCAGCGATTTCGCTGAAAATTCTTCTTACTAATGGTAATGCAACACCAGCCCACTCTTCAGAGTTTGCAGATGTTCCTGTTGAAGAAGCTTCTTTTACTAATTCTCTTGCTTGATTTTCAAGTAGAGTAGCAATAGCGCTTCTTTCGAAATCAGACTCGATACCTTCTAAAAGGCCAGTCTTGTTCCACTTAGATACAAGACCTTTTGACTCTTCAGACATTTTCTTGTTAAATCCAGCGGATTCTTTTAATAATGAATTTGTATCCATAATATTATTTTCCTCTATTTTTTAAATTATTTTACTAATCCAGCCAATTTCTTAAATCGGTTGGCTACTTCGTTACCTTCTGAGATTATTGATTTACTTGGAGCAGAAGATTTAGTTGGTTTAGAAGCCAAAGACTCTTTTACAATTGTCTTAGTTTTCTTAGCAACGTTTAAATTCTCACCTAGTGTAGAAAATACTAACTTAACTTCTCTTAAGTTTGCAGCTCTATCAAAGTTCTCGATAACTTTAATTTTTTGTGACTCGTTCAAATCAAAAGTTCTGAATAGTTTATTAGTATAAAGTAGTTTAGCGTTTAATAAATTTACTTCGTTGATTGTACCTTGTAAAGACTTAATAGTCTCATAAGCTTCTTCCAACTCAGCTTCTTTGTTATCTTCTTCTTCTTTTACTTCTTCTTCTTCGTTTTCTTTTAATTCTTCTTCGTCAGACTCTTCTTCTTCAGTCATTTCTTTTAAAGTAGCGATGATTTCGTCTAAGTTAAGCTCTTCGTCTTCTTCTTTTACTTCGTCTTCTTCTTCTTCTTCTTTAAGTTCTTCAACTTCGTCTTCTTCGTCTTCTTCTTCGTTGATTGAAGCTTCAAGTTCAGCGATTACAGATTCTAAGTCAAGTTCATCTTCTTCTTCCATTTCATCTTCTTCAGATTCGTCTGCAGGTACAGCTTCAGCTTCTTCAGCTTCTTCTTCACCATGCATTTCATCTTCGTGAGATTCGATTTCATCAGATGCGATGTCTTTTACTTCTTCTTCTTCGTCAGACTCTAACTCTTCTTCAACTTCTTCTTCTTTTACTTCTTCTTCTTCAGATACTTCTTCACCTTCTTCAGATTCTTCTACTTCTTCTTCAGACTCTTCTACGTCTTCTGATTCGTAAGTTTCTTCAACTTCTTCTTCAGATTTCATATCAGACATCTCAGCAGAGATTTCTTCTTCTTCTTCAATTTCTTCATCGTCAAGCTCTTCAGCTATCTTATGAGATAACATTGATTGAAGTTTAGGTGTAAAAGCTTCTTCAAGTGCCATTTTTGCGTTAGCTAGTGCAGTTTCTTTTACTGCTTTAGCATCGGCAATAGCTTCTTTTAATAAATCAGATTTAGCCATTACAGTTCTCCTTAATTAAATTTTGGATAATAAGATTATTTGGAATCTTAATAGAATATTTCTATTGTTGTGTTGTGACCACACATTGGGGAGTGGTATTCTTGAGGTAATAAATATGGTAATAAACTTAAAAACGTTTAAGTGTTTACCAATTATTGTTCTCTTTTGTTTCTTAGCCATTCTGCTCGAATAGCATCGTCCATCTTTTTTCGTTTTCTAGCTGATGGTTTGATAAACTCTTTTCGGTCTTTTAGCTCATCTAAGATTTCAGATTCCTTCATCTGTCTCTTAAAAAACTTTAATGCTGCTTCAATGTTTCCATTAACTACTTTAGCCGCTCTAAATCTACCTGGAATCATCATTTGTTCTTTTCGAACTTTTCTATTATTGTTTCGTTGCATATATAAGGTATAAAAAAATAAACACCTATCAGTTGTTGATAGGTGTATATAAATATTAAAAATAAATTAGTAAATTTAATTATTACTTACTTTCGTCTACTGAAGCTTTTCTGTAATCGGTTACCAACTTTTTTATCTCTCCAATAGCTTTTCTTGCTCTACTCTTAGATGCTTTAGTTGTTCCATTGTGTTCTGCTTCAAATGTTTCGTATAAATCTTTTATACTTTCAAAAATTTCTTGTGACTTTGCCATAACGTTTCTCTTTTTAAATTATTATTGTTTAACTTGCGAACTTCATTAGTTCTTTTACTTTCTTTTCCATAGCTGGTACTTTTAATCCATAGGTATTAGCCATTAAGGATTTCATATACCCACTATTAAGAAAATTTTGTAATTCTTTTTTTGTAGCTACTGATGAGTTAAAATCATTTTTAGATATTTTATCTAATTCTTCAGCTGATACTTTACCCTTCATGTAGGCGTTCATAGCATCTTGCTTGTAATTAAATTTAGCTTCTTCTAAATGTTTAATTGTGTCTTCTCTCATTGCTTTAGCTAAAGTTTTGATATGTTTCAATTCTTCTTTAGCACCTTTGAATTTAGCATATCTATCTAATCCCATAACACTCATAATACCTAATGATATGTGTAATCTAGCTTTAGCTGCTTTTGGATACTTTCTACCATAAGGAGATGAGTTAAACCAATCAATCATAGATTGTGCCATTTCTTTTGATAGTTTAATTCCTTCTACTCTATCAGTATTACCTTTTACAACCTGCTTTAATCCACCGATTGCTGAGATTTCATTGATTGACTCAACTACATTTTCTGATAAGTCATCAACACCTTGCTTCATATCAACAAATAGTTTTGTAAATTCTTTTTGTTTTTTAGAATCTAATTTTTTGATATTCTTAAGGTGTTTTTTTATCATGAAAGATAAATCAACTGAGATGTCTTGTAGTATTGCTGTGTAATTCATTGTGGTTATCCTATTTTCTTTAAGGAGTGTGTTTGTGTAGCAATCCAATTTTTTCCAACACCAGCCATCTTAGCTGCTTTCTTAATAGCTTCAACTGTATTTCTTGCTTTTACTTTATACACATTCTTCTTAGATAGTTTAACACCACCAAGATTCATATCTGAAAATCTCATTTCCCAAGTTGCAAATCCAGCTTCGTTGATTTCTTCAGATTCATTTACTTTTTCATTCTTAACTGAATCCATCATTTCTTTAGCAGATACTTTCATAGTTTTTAATTTAGATGAAGGTAATTCGCCCAATCCAAAGGATTCATTAATTAGTTTTTTTAATTTAATCATTTTATTAAGTCCTTTAGTTTTATTGATACTGATTCGTTAGTAAATTCTTTTGCGTTTTCTTTATCGTCCTTGTCAACTGACTTTACAGGATATTTTTTACCATCTACTTCGAATTCATCTTCGTCATTAGCGATTGCTTTAGCTCTTTCAGCACCGAATTCATTTCCTTCTTTAATTTCATAATATTTCGAAAGTACTTCACCGATTTCATCATAAGTAGACTCCATTCTTTGTTGTAAGGTATGAACTTCTTTTATAGTATTAGTAAATACTTTAAATGATTCATTCATTGATTTCATATGTCTATTAACTGTAACTCTATCAAACCAATCACCTGTTTCTTCAAGTGTTACTTTGTTTGCATTTTCTACAATACCTTTTATTGAACCATAGGTTTCCATTAAGTCACCATTTCTGTAAATAGCTTCTCCAAACTTCTTATATGCAGATACAGCCTCTAAGAATGCTCTTTTTTCTTCAGAAGTCATTTTAGTTTCTTTTTCTTCTTCACCAATGTTTAATCTTTTGTAAGACTTTGATGATTCGTTAAGTAAATCTTTTAATTTCATAATATATCCCTAATCTAAAAACATTCACAATAGCCACCAACTTCACAGATGATGTCTCTCATAATGTTTTGTGCTTTTTTATATCTATAAGTATTATTTTTTTGTGAAACACCTTCTTTTAACATACTTTCATTTGTAGGTTTTAAAAAAGCGCCGTGAGTAGATGGGTTGGAAACAAAGTCCCAGCATATCAAATCAAAATCATTTTCCACAGCAACCGTTCCATCTTCTCTAATTTGTTTAACCGAACCCATCCCTCTTGAGGATATACCCACGGTACAACCAGCTTTTATTATTTCTTGTAATATTTTACCTGAAGGTGTGTTTAGTATCTCTACTGAACCTACAACGTCATTTCCAGCCCACTCAACTTTTCTTACGATGTGTGAGGTGTTCTTAAGTTCTACTACTGAAGATTCTGGATGGTCTAATTCACCATATGCTCGGTTTTCTTTGATTTCTCTACCGATATATTTAGTTACTTCACGTTCAAGTATGTTTTTTGGATATACACGACCATTTTGGTTTTTGGCATCAGCTCGTTGTAAAACGCCACTAACCAAAAATCTACCATGTTCAGATTTTGCTTCTGCTAACATAGTAGGTGTTACTTCAAATACCATTGTATCAATCAATAGTTGCTTCATTGTTACTCCCATTGTTTTTTCTTACGGTATAAATCAAAAAATACTCTAGCTAACTCATGACGAATTAACTTTCTGATTTGTTGGATATCCGAAATTTCCAATTCTTCGTTTATTTTATTTTTGTTACATCCACACATATTATGCACTCAATTCTTTTAATTGACGAGCAACTTTTAACATTCTTTCAGAAATTTTTCCAAAACGTTTTTGTGTAGACTTCCAATACTGACCAGTGTGTACACCTGTTTCAGTTTTTAGTTTGGAATTTTGATTTACAATTTTAGTGATTTCCCACATCAATCTGTTAATTTCTTTTATAGATGTATTAACCTTTTGATGAGCTTTCATTGAATCATCGTTCTTGTATTCCTTATATGTAGCCTCTATAATACTTTCTAAATTAGACTCCATTCGTGTTATGGATTCGAAATTAGATTTAGATTTTTTACTTTTCTTATATCCTAATACTTCAATATTGTCAATATTTAAATCATCTTCATCAGTACTCTTTGCAAATGCATTTGGGGTTTTTATTGGGCCTGCTCCCCCATCCATGTTACCAGTTACATTAGCTTCATCAGTAGTATCTTCATCTTCGTCTTGACCAAGTAATACATCTTTCTTTTCCTCTAACTCAACAAATTTCTTATCAAGTTGTTCTAATAAAAATCTTGACATTATTTTCTCCTTAGTTCTTGAAGTAATTGATGATACCTTAATAAAGCAAGTACTTGATTTTCATTAACTACTTTATTTTTAGTTAGCTCACTAATTAAGTTTATAGTTTCATTTAGTTTTATCTGAGTTACTTTGTCAGTAATTTTGAGTTTTTTCAACTCTCTTCTTAACTTAGCTACCTCAGCAACAACAAATTTTCTTAAATTACCTGAGTTATCTATGTTGTTAATATAAGACTTAAGGATTCCCTTTTGGTCTTCAGATAGATTTGAATATTTTGAATTAAAAGAATCAACTAAAAATTTGTAAGCCAATAATCTAATTTCTTTTGGTTCTTTGTTGTATTTTTCGTTTACGTTGTCTTCTTTGATTACTACCTTGTTAGTAGTGATTGCCTCAAAGATAGTACTCTTACAATCTACATAGTCTTTTGGAGACTCAGACTCAGTACTTTCAAATAATTTGTAAGTAGATGCCATTTCTTTGTAATTGTTTACTCTATACTTAAAGAAGTCACCTATATCATATGATTCTTTAATAGATTTAATTACATTGTATTTTTGTCTTCTTAAAATACTCTCATTAAGTTTAGTTCTTTCTTTAAGAACTATGTTTAAAAACTCTTGCGCTTTATATTGAGAGTCAAAGTTTTCTTTAGTTAGTGCTTGATACAAAGCTAATTCTTTTGCTATCTCACTACCCTTTTTGAAATGCTTTTTAATAATCTCAGTTGCGTAGCATTTTTTATCCGACAGCGTATCGGATGCAATTTGTCTAACTAATAGTTCAAACAATATGCCTGTGTTTTTAAATTTGCTATGTTTCAATTTTGCCATTTCTCTACCTTGTTATTAACAACTACCATATAAATATCTAAAAATAAACTAAACCGTGTCATCTCTTAATTGAGATTCATCTAATAAACCACCTTTATCGGTGTTTTTAGTGTCTTCTTTTAAAGATTCAAGTATTACACTTCTTGATTTTCCTTTAACTTTCTTTAAAGATGTTGTTAAAGCTTCTTTTTGTTCATATGCCAGTGGTGAGTTCTTGTACTTGTGATAAGTAGTAGCTCGTTTTCTATCTGTATCTTGACCAAGTGGGTCTCTACCAAATGGATTATCATCTGTTTTGTAGTTACCTGATTCTGGAGGTCTTCCAGCACCATCATGACCACCTTGAGGTGAACCACCCTCTTGTGCAGGTTGGTCACTATCATCACCACTTTGTTGAGATAATGATGCTAAATCATGTGCAGTACCAAATGATTCACCAGTTTTAACTGGGTCATTACCTTCATCTTCTATTTGACTATGTCTGAATCCTAATTTAATATCACTAATGACTTTTCCTTGTTCAAGCTTCCACTCGTCATCACTCATATTAAATATATTCTTATACATCCACTCTTGAGATAACATATTTAAGTCTTTCATATCTGAAACTAATGATACTTTTTCAGACCAAAGATTTGCTTTCTCTTGTTCGTATATGATAGATGGGTTAGTAAGTTCTAATTCAAAGTTTACTAAATCTGCGTTTTCATATCCTTGTGAATACAAGTGTACAACAGCTATTTTAGTTAATTCAGAAAGAACAATTTTTTGAATTCGTTCAACTGTTCTAGCGAAACGAATATCTTGTTGTGCAAGTGTAGCCTTACCTTCAACACCTTCTTCATACCCAATAAAAGCTTTCGGAACTTTCAGAGCAGCCATCATTCTATTTTTTAAATACTCAATATCATCAATACCACCGAATTCCATTCCTTGTAATGAATCAATTTCAGTACCACTTTGACCACCTCTTACAGGTAGATAGTAATCTTCTAACATATTCATTAAGTTAAACTTTAGATTGTAATCGCCAGTATTTTGGTCTAAGTAAGGAACTTTTTTCATTTGGTCAATAATACTTCTCATGTGATTATCAACTTCACCAGGAGGAATATTACCAACATCAATTTTAAAGACTCTCTTTTCAGGCGCTCTCATAATTCTATGAATCATCATAGCATCTTCCATAAGAGTTAATTGCTTCCAAGTCTTTCTAGCACCTTCTAATAGTGAACGACCATAAGGAAGGAAGTTTGTATCTGACATTAATCTAAAGTGTGCCATTTCATAAAACTCAAAGTACTCAGCATTTTTGTTTACACTTGCACCATGTGCAGCCCCCATTGACCCCATTTTGAATCTTACTTCATATGGGTTCTCTGGATTAAAACCTTCTTCACGTTCTACTTCATATGCAGACATTGGTGATGCGTTAACAATACCTACTTGTTCTTCTATATCAAGATGTAAGTAATAATCACCATACTTGTTCATACCCCTAATCCATGACCATAGATTAAACTCAATGTTTAGTACGTCATAGAATAAGTTATGTAATATCTTTTTAATATTCTCGTCATTTGACTTAATACGGATTACATCACCCATATCATTTTTTAGAGTAGTCTCGTCTGAATATATATCTAATACAGATGCGATGATAGAATCCTTATCCATCGCTTCGTAATCTGTATATAATTCTAATTTATTAGAATGATAGTTGAATTGATTGTTATAGGTTTCCCAATGTCTTCGAGTGGTATGTAGTCTACCAAATCTGTCGTAGTAAGATGAGCCTCTTAAGTTACCTTGAGACTGGAGTCGTTGCGTATCAATAGCTTGGGTATTACCCTTACCTACCCTACGAACTACCACTTGCGTGTTAAATAGTTTCTTTAACCTACCAAATAATGATTTATCTGCCATAATTTTATTTTCTAATAATGTGATATAACTCTACAATGTATAAATATACAAAAAAAATAGTTTATATCCAAATTTATAGTAACCAAGTTAAATCGTTATCGTTTCCACGTTGGTCTTTTTGTTTCCATGGGTCACTTCTAAGGTTATGAGACGCATAAGCACCAGGTGAGTTTTTTCTCATATGGGTTAATGTAGTTCTTGTTAAATCCATACCCTGTTGTCTTAATTTTAATGCCGTATCTCTTACCCAAAGTCCTGTTGAGAATGATATCACCAAATCATCATTGTAACCACGTTGGGCTTCAGCTCTACTACCATTCCATATAAAAACAAAGAGTTCATCTATTAAACGTTTTGAACGTACAATAGGTGTTCTCTCTCTCATATAAGTATCTAATTTTGAGATAACCAATGGTCGTGTTCTACTTGTCATTGAGAATCCAGGTACCATATCATCTTTACGTTTTAAATCAAATCCTTTTCGTAAATGAATATCTTCATCAATATAACCAATATCTCTATATGAATAATATAAGTTTTGATAGTTTCGGTCTATAACTTCTTGAATAACTGCCCAACCTATATTAGCGTTTTCTATAACTAATAAGGCGTTGTTCCATTCGGTAGCAACTGAAGTTAAGAATGCCCCATATTGTTTAGTTTCTATTTTACCTTTATATTCGGCAACTTGCTCAACAGTCTCTACATCAAATACATGAAATGCTGAGTAATCCGTAGAATCACCACGAGCAACATCAGCCACTACTACATAACTTTTTGAATAATTAGGGAAGTCCCATAACCAATAATTTCCATCAAATCCTCGTTTTTCAATTGGGTCTTTAACGTGTGTTTCTTCATACCATTGTAGAGTAGAACCCTCAACAACTGTATAACCAGATGAAATGAAGTCACAATCACATTCTTGTGCTGCTCCCTTTTCTCCAAGAAGTTTAGTTTGTTCTTCTCTCCATTGTTGATTTCTATCAGGATGTACTGACCAATGTAGTTCTATTGGATTCCATTGTTCACCAGCTTGTCCTTGTAACCATACTTTATGAAACCAATTACCAACACCATTAGGGGTAGATAGTACAATTGCACCACCACCAGTAGATAATGTAGATTGTGCTGATGTCCAAATTTCTTCTACATTGTCGATAAAGGCAGCCTCATCAATTACTAATAATGATAATGCTTCAGAACGACCAGCATCACCTGCTGCTGATGTAGCTTTTATTTGAGACCCATTTTTAAGTCTAAGAGAAAGTTTATTATCTTCTTCAGTCTGGCCTTTTAGCCACGATGGTAGATTTTGATGCATAAACCTAACTTTGGTAACTAAGTTTTTAGCTACCTCTTGTTTGGTTGCAATTACCAATACGTTCTTGTCTTCGTGAAATAACATTAACCAGAGTGAATATCCGGCTGATAGTGTTGATATACCTAACTGTCGTGATTTAAGTATTACATTGAATCTTTTTTCAGATACAGCCCCCATTAAGTCTTCTTGGAAATCATAAAGATTAAAAAGAATCTTACCACGAGATGGGTGTTGTATATAACAATACTTTCTAAAAAAGTATACGGGGTCTTTAGCACATTTAACGTACTCTTCTCTTACTATTTCTTTAATAGACTTTGACATAGGTTATTTTTTACCGAATTGAAGTCGCCAATAAAGTCTACCTGTAATGATTGGTTCTAAATTCTGATTTACACCAATTCCTAACCCATATACATTATCTTTTTTAGACTTGTAAAGTAAGTCTCCAGATAAAAAGTTTATTTGTGATTTATTTCCACCTATACTAACACCACCAAAGAATTTACTTTGATTTAAATAAATATCATTGGTTATTGTAGTAGTTGGTATTAATATTTGACTATCAAATCGTCTACTAAAGATTTTGTTCTGAGTAATTGTGTCCATAATAACAACATACCCTAAGCTATCTAGCTTAAGGGTATCTTGATAAACATACTTAGAATAATAATCTTTTAGTATTGCTAAAGTATCTATTTTGTATTTTTTAAAAACAGTATCAGTAATAGTGTTCGTTCGAATAACAGTCTTAACCTTTGGTACAAAAACCCGCTTTTCAACTTCTAAAGTATCGTATCTTACTTCTACTTTAGTTATTACTTTTTCAATTGGGTCAGATGAGCCAAGCCCACCACAGGTTTTTAATAAGACTAAAATTACTAAAACAAGGATTACTAATGTTTGTATATTGCCTACAAACTTTTTCATAGTAATTCCTTATTAGTTTTTAGATTTACCGTTACCTCTACCAGAACCTGATGATTTTCTTCCACGTCCTTTACCTGAACCTGATGA